GCTAATTCTTTGAGCTGGTCTTCTTTTCCATGAAAGTGGTAAGCTTCATGAAACTCTGACCATTCCTCATCGATCAAAGCTTTGTCTTTCTCCCTCCCATTCGTCCCAGATTGAATTTGAAACGCAGTACGGAACTCTTCCGCTTGGTCCATCAGACTCGTGTGTATGTAAGAGTTCATTTTCAAGGTAGTGAATAGCTTTTTTTAGATCATCTGCTTTGCTGTCTTTGAATCCAGCTCTACAAATGTATTTAATTGCATTACCTAAATGGTAATTGAGCTGCTGGTCTCGGATAAAATCCCAAACCTCTATTGAGCCTCTGGTGTAATGAGTGGGTGAGTTGGCCATTCTTTGATTAGATTTGCAACGGTGTTACAGAGTACAAAATTTTGATGCTGTAAAGCTTCAAAGACAGTGATAATATCTTCTTTTGAAGCTTTCTGTAATGTGTCTTTCAGCCTCCTCAGTTTAAACTGTTGCTCCATGGTCAGCTTTATCACCGGGGGTGGGGGTAGGCTGCCAGAGAATCGGCTGTCCGAGTTGGTAGTCATAGTTTTCTTTTTGAAGGATTTTAGCAAGCCTTGCATTAAGCAGAGCATCATCGTCTGACAACCCTCGCTCTCTGTAGGCTTGACACACAGCTTCCCATGGAAAGTCGTGCTTGTCAACTAAATCAGCTGCTCTCTTGACTCCAATACCAGGACAGCCAGGGTAACCATCTGTAGGGTCACCAGCTAGTGACTGGATTAAGTGCCAACGATCACCTTCTTCCTTAGTGATCTCTTGTACATCACCTTTCATGTCCCAGTACAAGCCAGGGATTTGAAGCATGTCCTTATCAGGACTTACAAGGATTGGCTGTTCAAATGCATACATGGTAGCATCAATACCAAGAGAGTCATCAGCCTCAAGACCCTTACGAGTCACTGTGTTGTAATTCTCTATGCACCAGTTTACCAAACGTTTGTACCCCAAAGGTTTACGTCTATTGCGATGACCTTTGTAATCTGGGTAGATTTTTTTCCTGAAATTCTCAGGACTTGAGAAATAAAGGATGATGTTATCATCCATCATATCCATCCTGATTTTATTCAGCTCACGCTCAAAGATCTTCAGAACTTCACTAAAGTTGGATCTAGAGATGATGACATCATCACCAAAATCAATCCCTTCTTCAGATGCTTGAGCTGCTTTGTAAGCAATGTAGTCGGTGTCAATTAAAAGCATTAGTGTACTTGAGCCCAGTTATCACCTACCTTTGCGTCTGCATCAATAGGAATCCTGAGTCTATAATAATCACCAGCCATTGCAGCTGATGTGGTGCAGATTGATGCAACCTGATCAGCTACATCGGGAGGACAACCAAGAGCTTGCTCGTCATGAATAAAGGCGTACCTTTCATGCTCGATGCCTTGGAGTCTATCGTGGGTAATCAAGAGCCACCGCTTTGCGATGACTCCTGCAGACGATTGTAGTAGAAAGTTCAGCGCCTTGTGTGGCGAGTTAACGAGGATCTTACGACCGTCGATAGCTCGTAGGGAACGATCCACCTTCGCCTTCGTCTTGACCGCCTCAACGAGGCGCTCCAAGCCCGGAATGGCATCAAGATACGCTCTACGGATCTCCGCGCCTTTCTTACGAGCCTGATCTTCAGTAAGCTGTGAATCATAACTTGTACCAATTTTTACATCGGACGCTCCATACAGGAATGCATACGTAACAGTCTTCACAGCCCTACGGCTGATCCCAATCTTGTCTGCATTGACCTGATGGATGTCATCATTCAGAAGGATATCCGCATAGCGTCCTTCATCGTAGCGTCCTAGATAATGAGCAAACACCCGAAGCTCAATACCAGCCAGATCACTATCCACCAACTTCCAACCAGGACGTGTGATGAATAATTCCCGACAATCAGCGTCACTACTTACCTGAGCAAGGTTTGGACGTGCATGAGCCATACGATGGGTGGCAGCTCCTATAAAGCAAGAGTGATGAAGCCTGCCATTCTTGACCAACTTCAACCACGCATTACTGCCTTGTGATAGCATTCCTAGTTTTTTCTGTGTCTCTAGGATTTCTAGGAATAACAGAGCCTCTTTTGACCCTATCTCTTTCAAGACAACTTCATCGATAACAGGTCTTCCTGTATCTGTGTGCTTCTTGAACTCATAACCTTGGTGCCATTTGAAGTAGTGAGCGATGTGATTCCTACTACTTGGGTTGAACTCTTTGACACGAGTCATGCTGGCAGACTTTACATAGCCTTGAGTCTTGTTATCACGTTTTGGCGTGAACTCGTCACCAGGCACAGCCCAGCAAAGGCTCTGAGCGGTCTCTCTAAGGCGCTCCAAGCGTGTCAAAAGGGTGTTCTCTAGCTCTTGGGCAGCACGTACATCAAAAGGCCATCCTACAGCCTCCTGAGAGGCCATCAGTTGTGCAATCTGATGCTCTAAGGTTACTGGTCCAGGTATTCTTGGAAGTGATTCCATAGTTTTACGAGAACAGTGACATCTTGTACACAGTAAGCTTGCATCTCTGGAGACCAATGCCCCCAGTCAGCTTGCTTACCAAAATCATCTTTGTGACACTTAAGTCGATAACCCCAAGCCTCCAGGCTGTGTGACCCATACAGCTTAGCAGGCATCATAGTCCATTTCTTCCTCAAATCTATATCAAGTAAGTCAGGATGAAAGAATCGACTCAGGATGAGTGTGTCTATTTGATGATGGTGGTCAAACCAAGGGAAGTGCTTTTTGATTTGTGGTGTGTCATACCCGACACCATTGTGTGCAACGATGAGGTCAGCCTCTGCAAGAATAGAAATGCCAGTAGAAATAGTACGACAATCGCCTCCTCGATCATTGTACTCACATACCTGACCGGTAACAAGATCTTGCGTAACAAGGCAGTGAATCGTCGTTGAGTCAAATCCGTCCGTTTCGATATCATACGCTAATTTCACGAGTTTTTCCAGACATACGTCTTGTCAACAAACTTAGCACGCTCGATTGCTTCAGGTGTAGGTGGGTTAGGACGCTTTAAATATGTGTATGGGTCATTATTGGCATCAATGTAAAGAGGATAACCATCTGGCGCCATGCGTCGATAGCGGACCTCACCAGTAGAGAATTGCAATACTCGACTGTATTCATAAGAGGGACTGCTGAGCATTGCTTGCTGGTGAGGAGAGCAAAAGCCATCAGGGCAATCAACCCAAGGCTGCTCAGAAGTCTGTTGTTGGTTCGAACTCTTCTTCGATTTCAGTTTCATCAAATTTACAAGTGGAAAGGTCATAAGTAAGGTTACAGGCTACGCCAACTTCCCCAGAATACCTATTTTTGAGGACTCTAACAGTCGTATCAGAGTGTTTGCCTCCACTCTGTTGATCTCGTTCGAGTGCGATAACTCCGTCAGATAGTTGTGCAATTGCTGCACTTCCACGCAGCTGTCCCAACGTAACACGGGCTCCCTCTTCATGGTTTTGATCAGATGATGTACGTCGTAGATGGGAAACAAGAAACAATGCAATACCTGTACGCTCAACAAGTGAACGTAAGCGTGTCATTGTCGTGTCAATCATGCGCCGTTCATCACCATCAAGCCCTGACAAGAGGATGCTGAGGTGATCAAGGAATACACAGCGCACCTCAAGACCGGTGGCAAGGTACTCAATTCTGTTGTAAATGACATCAGGATCAAAAGACCCAAACCCATCAAAAAGAAAGAGATTCCACTTAGCAATAGAATCTTGATATGCTTTGGTGAGAGTAGCTCGATCATGTTCTCCTAGATGTAGTGATTTACCAACAGCAGCAGACATCAAGCCTAAGGCTGTACGACGGTTGGATTCTTCCAACGCCACGTAACCGACTCGTTCTCCTTTGTTAAGAAGGTGAGTTGCAAGGTCACGACAGAATGAGGATTTACCGATACCAGATCCTGCAGTGATTGTAACAAGCTCTCCATATCTGATCCCGTGAAGCTTTGATTGTAATCCTTGAAATGGGTACTCATGAGCACATGGTTCTTCAGGTGTGGTTAGCAGATCAAGCAGGGTTTTGGCATCAACAATACCATCAGGACGGTAGGTCTTTGCATCCCATACAGCTCGTCGGATAGCTTCTGAATCGTTAGCTTGTAAAGCATCAGAAGCATCCTTGTACTTCTCCATGCGTGCAATCTTGACCTTACCAGGAGGCAAGATCTGAGCACACTCCTCAGCAGCTTTACGACCAGGCTCATCACTGTCAAAGAACAGTACGATCTCATCATAACCCTGCAGCAAGGGCATAGCACGTTGAAGAGCTTTCTTAGCACTCTGCGCCCCGTCAGGCAGCGACACATGAGGCCAAGTAGGCATGGCAGCGTAGCCAGACGCAGCGTCTAGCTCGCCCTCATAAATGGTTAGGCGTGCGCCGTTATCAGGAAACAGGTTCTGACCAAACAACTGGTGATCGACATTCTTGCCTTCCCAGTGGAATGTTTTGTCAAGACTCTTAACCTTGGCACCACAAACCTTACCAGAATTGTCATAGTAGTGAAACCGCAATACATCTCCATCCTTATGGATGCGGTACTTACGGCACACCTCCTCAGACAATCCACGTTTGGATAATCGGACTGGAGATCCTTGAATCATAGCGGTGTAGTTGGTGGAAGTCTGCTCTCCATCAGCGGGTTCGTAGTTGCCACAGGAGAAGCAGTAAGCATGACCATCAGTATAGCGAGCGAGAGCATCACTGCTCCCGCACGAGGGGCAAGGTTCATGTCTCTGAAACTCGCTTTCGGAGGGCGGCTTTGACAGACTCATAGGTGGCTTTACAGGTTTCGTGGTAGGCAGCCCAACTATCTAGCTCCTCAAGGAAAGCGTCAGCAACCTCACAAGGGTCGTAGGTTTCTGACACTTCTGCTAAAATGTCAGAAAAATCCTGCTTCATACGTTCTTTAGAGCCAAAGGGTTTTGGAGTGTAAGTCATGAGCGCCCCTGACCTCGATAAGGCTTGACACCCTTGAGTGGGCGACGACTCTTCTTCTTTTTACTTAAGTGGATCTTGCCACTAAGACTTTTCTTTAGGCTCATTTAACCAATCAAGAGGGATTTCGTAATAAGGACACCACATGAAGCCGTTCTTCTCAGCCCACATGGCGTAGGTGGTCTTGGAGTTTTTACTGATCTTATTGTAAGGCGCTTGGAAGACCAGGCGAATGTCAAGATCAGGGTTACACTTCTTGACTGCCAACATCTTGCGACGATCAGCAGGCTTGAAGAAACCCTTTGTCTCAAGGTACACATCCCCAATCTTAAAGTCAGGAGTGTAGTTAGCCTCGATGACGTAGCTGAACTTATCAGGTTCATAACTGTACTCGATGTTCAGCTTATCTAACAACTCAGCCACCTGTTCTTCCAGGCGACTACGCATCAAATTTTAAAGTAGGAATCAGGGACAATGTAAGCGTCGTATAGATCATCGAACTCTCAGAAGTCCTCATCTACAGAAGTGTCAGGAGCAGCCTCAGGGTTCGGTTCAGAGGTCTTGAACCCCTTTGTCTCACCAAACAAAGCCGCAGCGTCTTCAGCGTCCAGGTCACCGCTATCGACAACACCAGCACCAGTATTCAGACTGACAACCTGAATAGCTTTAAGTTTGAGAGACGTACCAATGTTACCAGCAGGGAGTGCGTAAGGCTTCTGAATAAAGGCTAGCTTCACCTTACTCCCACTATAAAGAGGCAGATTGGTATCAGTGATGACTGTCCCTTCAGTGTCAACGACAACAGGAATCAGTTTATCACCATCTTTCCAACGGAACTTGCATTGGTACATACCATCGCTAGCTTCTTCCCATGGTTCTGGGTTGACAACAGCTCGCTTAGGGTTCTTGGTCTTGCTACGAGCCCATTCCAAACCTCCCTCACGCTCATCCTGAAGGGTGTTGATGAGTTCCTTAGGAAGCATAGCAGTGAGGGTGAAACCATACTCAGAAGGCTTCAGGATGGCTTGATAACCATCCAGGGTGACGGGTTCTTTAGTGACGTAAGTAGTCATTTGATGATAGTGGAATTAGCAGAAAAAATAGGTTGACTCTTCGACAACCTCAGGATCTAGTGTACCGACAATGGGTGGTGACTCGCTTGCATTGATTGCTTCACCAAATTTAGTGAGCCAACAATCTCTTGTGAAGATGTCCGTGTAGGTCTCTCGCACAAGCTTGTTAAGTGCTCCCATGTCAGTTGCTCGACATAACACCGAGTCATGGATGACAGTGAATGGTCCATTGAATCTTTGAAATGTTTCATGGAGAATGGATGCATCCAGTGAATGGATCAGATTAGGAGCTGTGCTGCTCTTGTGACGAGTAGGACAAGGATCTCCCTCACCCACCGTTATGTTAACACGTGTTCGTCCCATGAGCTGGAGATCCATTTGATTGGTCTCCTTCTTGTTCCTCTTCTGATTGACCACAAACCCAGAAGGTGTGGTCCATTCAACATGGTCAGCACCATCTCTGATGTATTGACCAACATGTTTCTTAATCCAACGCATAACACGCATAGGACCAGGAACAATAGCATCCATACTTTGATAGACAGCATCCACTACTTGAGAGATCTGTTCCTTGGTAGGCTCAAACCCTTGCTCAATCAATGCTTCCTTGATGTACGTCCATGATGACGACTTGGTTGCATTGTATGGGATGGTCATGACGGTACGCTTGGTAGTCTTCCTTGTCATCCAAGGATGCATCTCACTAGGAAGATACTTCTTGGCTTCCTCAGCCACTGCTTTGTAAGCATCAGAAGGTTTGTCACCTGGACAAACATTAACAAGACTAGCAGTTGATTGATCTTTAGCAAGACCTGCCAGGATTTGTAGACCAGAACAGGTAGCATCAACAGCAACCATCAGACCAGTATGCTGTTTATCACATTCAATACAGCAGTGGTAATACTCATGACACGCTGCCATGAATTGCCATGGTTCTTCGACACCCTCCCATTCAGGAAGATTGTCTATGGGATCGGTAGCGATCTTTGTGATCAAGTCATGGTTGTTCTTCACCCACTCCAGACGATCAGCCATTGTAGCTTTGTCTAGACCAAAGGTAGTAGCAACTTGAAAAGCTAACCACTCCTCTGATTCAGGTGTAACAAAAGACTCGTCAGCAAACCTTATCAGGCTTTTACCAAAGTCTGTATCTTGAGGTGTTAAGTGTGCAGGAATAGGATACGCTCTTCCTCGATAATCAAAAGACCAACAAAGGAAATAGCATTCATCCTTAAACTTCTCAGCTGCTTCTAGCTGAGTTCTTGTTCTTACTGATCTCTTGAAGTTCAGTCGATCAGCATTGTATGACTCAGCCATCTCCCGTTTCCAGGATTGTCTAGCTTCATCATTCTCCTCAATGTCAGGAGGTTTAGGTGGCTTGTACGCTTCACATAATGGAATGAACTTACCAATCTTCACCCCCCTCTTCTGGAAGTGCTTAGCAACTTCTAAGACATGAGGGTTGACACAGTATCTCACCTTCTGAAGCTTGTTTAAAAACCTCAGCGGTGTTTCCCCGTGTTTTATGTGGTGGTTACCGCGTCGAGTCAGCTCATGACCCCGCATTAGCTCGTTTGTGAGGTACCCTCCTGACCTTTCGTTTGTCCAGTCATTAGGTTCCACAAGCATAGGCCATGGAATGCCGGAAAACATCTCAGCAGTGCTGATGAGCTGGTCTCTGACCTCCATGAAAGCAGGCGTAGGTACAACACGGGTCAGCATACGCTTCCCACGCTTCTCAAGGCTCTTCTCGAACCATCCAGTGGTGCTCATGACTCGATCAAGACACCAAGCTCCAAGAGATGCTCGTGTTTTGATGCGCCACGTAGGCCAATGAATGTCCTTACGACCGAAGATGACA